GTTATGCGCTTCCTTGCGCTTAAGCTGTGTCGTTGAAGAAGAACGGGATCGAAACCCTAGACTCAAACCAATTGCTGGTCCTCGATAAAGGAGAAATGAACCCCGCTCTTGTGCGCACATGCTCTATTTGTTTGTTAGCGAATATTGACCGAAACTGGTCTGCCAGCTCCATTGCTTCATAACGCCCTTCGCTGTCTGGCGTGTATATCCATAACTGTAGTGTTCCTGCCTGCTCATAGCTAAGCCTCCCACCACATCTCTTTGTGTTAACTGAGTCGCCAAACTGGACGCTAAAATGCACCCATATTGTGTCATTAGGCTGCTCAGTTATGTCTGAGTTGCACCACTCTCCGCTATCCGCCTCTGCTGGTACATCATCACTCCAACAATCGCTGAACTTACTTTCAAGCATGTCTAATGTGTATGCTAATTTACTCATTGAATACTCAAGTCCACAATTAGTTGATCTATTGCACCCTCAGCAAGCCGCCTAGAGTGACCCTCCGCCCAAATTCTTTCGGCGTAGATAATGTCTGACCCTATTAGGTAGCCATCTTTTGTTTTATCGAGGCTGAACGACTTCTTGAGCGTTCCACCCACATAACCCCTTGGTGCAGAGTTGGGGTTTTTCCATGTTGCTGGATTACCAACGGGAGTTTCATCCTGAAGCCTCTTAAGCGCATAGAACGCCAGCTTTTTAACATCTTCGTCTTGCGTCTTGCGTATCTCATCAACGAATGACGAAAGCGATTTATTCCAAGGCATTAGCCGCCCCTACGAAACTGAACCTTCCACAACACGTCTTGCTGAATAGGCCAATAAGAGACGATCTCGTGCTTTACTCCAGCTATACTGGCATTGCCCTTCAACTGGACTTCAGAAAGGTCGTCATAGTCGAAATAGAAAGTCCTGTCGCCACTCTGGACGCGATTTCCGTCTATCTCACTCTCCTTGTAGTCTTCCTCAACACCCCTAACCACAGTATCTATTGTTCGACGGTCAATAGAGCTCCTAGGGCCAGGTTGGTATCGATTTGACGCCAGATTGCTAATAACTACCTCGATCCACATTGACTCTGTGGCAGCTCTTGCTTTCTTGACAGCTGCTTTAGCTCTATCTCTTAAAGTAGCCATTAGTGCAACTCTAAAGTAAATCCTGCGCCCAAATTAGACTTTGCGTTATTATCTAGGTAGGGATTAATCAGAGCTTGAACCATAGGCGGCAAGCTTGAATAAGATCCGTTATCCAGAACCTCATTCTCAATCTCAATCACAGCCACCTTAATTTTCGTGGTTGTGTCTTGTGCGTTAAAACTTGACTGATTATTGACTAAAAATAGCCCTAGCTCGTATGTCGCCTGCTTAATCCGATCTGGTATGTCTTCACCAATTACAATAGCGCTACCGTCTAGATTCTCAACGCCAAGAACTTGCAAGTATCGAGTGGCAGAAACCAGGGCAGCGTCCTTGCTGCTTAAAGCGATCCATTCGCTACCCAGTAAACTATCCACAAAGTAAGCATCAGCATCAGCAACGCTAACGTAGCTATTGCCACCTACACCAGAATCAGCAGCCATTACTCAGTCTCTTCCTCGTCGCAATCACCATCGCACTCTTCGCAACAGTCATCTACGCGCACTGATTCAAGCTCGCTTATCGTCTCATTGACCACTTCTTCAATAGAGAGCTCACCAAAATGCTCAGCGAAACTCACCGAGTTTGACAGCTCTTCTAAACCACCAAACCCAGCTCCATAGACAAGCAAGTCAAAATCATCATCCACACCGATAGAGCGACAAACTTCAACCTCGTTTCCTTCGTCGATGTCATGATCAACCGCAGCCTGCTGTGTTGCAGTTAATGCGCCGCCGAATAAGTATGTGATTTTCATAACTAGCTATCCTTGCTGGTTTTCTTTGATGTCTTTTTCTTGCTGGTTTTCTTCTCAGCAACAGGCTTTACATCAGCCCCTTTCTTTGCAGCATTGCGCCGCGCTCTCTGGAATGCAGTAGCACTCATAACAATCTCCTTATGATAAGAATGGGCGAGGCCGAAACCCCGCCCGAATCCGTTATACCAATGTCCCTGTAACAGAGGCCAAGCGAACGTTTTTACGCTCGTATACTCGACTCCAGTTAGTGGCATCAGCCAATTCCGCATTAGTTGGAGAAGATCCCGCAACAGCTGCGCTCTGGAATGCTACACCACGAGGATGTAGGATTGAGTGCTGACGGTTGATAAGGATGTCCTCACCAGCCAAAGAGTCACGGTCAGTCTCAGTTGGAACTGGAGCTCCACCTTGACCGAAGGCAATTGCACCCTCGCCAAATAGGTAAGATGTGTAAGAACCAGCGGCTTCAGGCAAGCTATCATTGACGATCACTCGAACGTCATCGATGCGTGGAATAGCTACAGAATCACCTGTACGCTGCTCTGTCTCGATTACTTTAGCCTTCTTGAATAAGTTAGCTACAGCAGAGTGCATCGCAACTGCAGTGATTTTAGAGCCGCTATCGCCCATAGTTTGAATAGCGTCTAGCAACTTGTCTTGAGAGTATGCACCTACAGCGCCCTCAGTCATGTCACCGCCCGCGTTGGCTGCATTATCAGCGAAGACACCCGCCAGAGTAGAGAATAGAATCTCCTGGTTACGACGAGCCCAATACTCAGCCACCAAGTTACCAATAGCCGCCATTGGATCGTCACCAGACAGAGCCTTAGCTAAGTCGTTAACGCCCCATGCCTTACCACGCATCAAAAGAGCGGCCTTATCTTGACTAGTTGCGATATTGTTGACAGTAAGAGCTGTTTGGTCAGACAAGACCTCATCATCACCAACCAAGTCAGTGTAGAAAGGCATATTGATCAATGAGCCGCCTTGACTCGCAAGCACGTCCATTTGAGCATCTGGCGAAACAATGCCGCCAAGGTAGAAGTTAGTTAGCTCTGCAGTACGCTCAATCACATATTGGTTGAACACTTCAGGCACGATAATATTTGCAATTTTAGTTGCTGCCATTTTTAAATCCTTTTAATTTAAGTTGAGTTTTATTGAGTTGGTGAGTCTCCGACCCAACCATTAAAAAAGGCGCTTAGTCTCAGACCTCGCGCCCCTGTAATTTGATAGCTTGTTTAGCCTCTAGCTAACGCCAGCCTCGCGTTTCAAAGTAGCCGCTAAGGTAGGGTCACTTCGTATAATGTTTCCTTGCTCGGTTAGATTGAAAGAGTCGTTCTTCCAAGGGTTCTTACCTGAACCTCCGAGCTTCTTGCTAGCCTGAGATCCTGAGCCACCCATCTGGTGCGCATCGAACGCTGGCTGATATGCCTCTTGTGTCTTTAGGTACTTCACAACATCAAGTGCGTTGCCCACCGACCCATCCTCAGCAACCATTGGGTCACCGTTCTTATCCAGGCCGATTATCTGTATGCCGTTATCAGTTTCCTCTATTTTCAAGTGAGACTTAACAACATGAGACAGTAGAGCTGAATTGCCCTTCTCAGCCTCTAGAGCCTTGAGGATAGCGGTGCTTGTAATTTGTTCGTGTAACTGTGTGCGGAGCTTAGTAGCCTCACCCTCAGCAGCGGCAATCTTCTTATCAGATTCCTCCTTCTGCTTTGCAGTCAGTTTTGCGTACTCGCCTTTTTTCTCAGCGTCACGCTTTTCCTGCTCTTCTTTAGCGGCCTTGAGCTCTTTGTACTCTTCTGCGTCAATGTCGCCAGCGCTGGCCTTTAGCTTCTCCAATTCAGACTCTAGCGCTCGGCGCTTTTCCCGTTCTGCTTTAGTCTCACCTAATAGCTCTGTTTTCTTTGCCTCAGCCCCTTCCATTGCTTTAGCGATCGCGTCTTGTAATATCTTTTGATCCTCTGGATCATTTGCATCAAAAGCCATAATATTAGCCCCTCTGAGGCCTGTTTTGGGGCTCAACCCCATTGAATTTAACCAATTCCTTGGTCTCCGTTAAACTGACTGTAAGAAAACAGCAGTTTCAATAAATTAAGCGGCCCTGCCATGATTTGCATGGTAGCCGGAATATTTCTCTGCATGTTTCCTACAGGCAATGGCTGACGAGATTTCGCTAAACATACCTAGGTAAATTCTCTTCCCTTCTGAACTTATATCAACTCGCCACTTTTTATTTTTTTTATTCCAGGAAACACCAGTCACGCCAGATGCATTATCAACCCTAATACATGCATTGCGATTGTTGCCGAAGTGATCCACATGCCGTAGGTTAACCAGCCTATTGTCTGATCTGATGCCATTAATGTGATCAATATTATTCTCAGGCATCTCGCCATATCTGATCAGCCAGCAAATCCTATGAACATAAAAGGTCTTTCCAAAAGCATTGACCTTTAGATAACCATCGTTTCTTTCGCATCCTGCAGGATTTCCTAAATATTTTGTATGCCATGACTTGCTGGCAGTCTTTGTACGAAAATCGCTATCTGGCCTTTCTTTGTAAAAAAGAACTCCGCTATCTTCATCGTACCCAAACCTTTTTATTGCCAAATCCTGCGTTAAATCCATTTTTAACTCCGTTCAAGTTATCGTTATTTAGTAGATGAGCAGACTGGTAACGTGCCAGCTTTTCGGGCGCTAACCCTAGCTCAAATTTACAATCGCCACTTAGTTGCAATAAATCTGCACAGATAAGTTTTGAGGCTCAGCCTCTCTCCGTTTTGGCCGATCATTTGGCCGATGTTATCCACAACCCTGTGGACATAAAAAAAGACCGCCGAAGCAGTCTTGTTGAATTAGCCAATTACACTAATTCAGTTTGAATTTTGTTTGTGTTGCAAAGATATTTTTATGCAATCGACATGTACATGTAAACTCGTACACCTTATGGTAAAACGTCAACGTATAGGTTTACTTTTTTGCAAATATGGGTACTACAGCTACCAATTTGGCCGATTATGTAAACTATAGTGGCCGCATTTATGAACCATTTGAGCCGAATATGATCGTTATTCGCATCATTACATTGGATTTGAACGCAGATGAAGCAGCTTAAGTGATGCAATTATGCGATAATGCATCTTAAGTGATGCTTTAAGCCGCAAAACAGCCAGTAATGCAGCTTAATTGATGCTTTATTCCATATTCGAATACAGAACAAGACTATTTTGCATAAAATATCCTAGCAGTATCAAATAGATGCATTACAAGATTACTTGGTGTTAATAAAAACCCCGCCAGAATTAACTGTGCGGGGCTAGCATTAGATTTCTGCTATCGCCTATGGTGCGTAGCTTACTCTTACTAACGCGGATTATCTCTAGTTGCAACTTAACGACTGGGATCGCCCAGACGACAGAGATATGGAGCGGGATCATTCAATTAAGAATATACACAGAGAAAGTCGCGACTTGTCCGTGTATGTAAATCGATCCCGCATATTCAAGATGACCCGGCTAGACGCTACCCTAGCTTGCGATGAAGGTTGCGTCCAACCTACTTCAGATCTCGCCAAATCCATTGCGCTTTCTGCTTTCAGCGCCGCAGATCAAATTCTTTCAATTGTATTAAAACGTGAGCCGCCTAGGTCTCCAGTTATTCCCCCACTTGGGAGACTCCACGCTACACACCTACCGACGATCAAATATCAAGCAATCGACTCTAAGTGCGTTTCATGACTAGTCAAGTCAATCATCAGGCGTGTAGTGGGGCTAGATGCTTCTGTGTCAGCGGCTCTGAGAAGCCCACGCTTTAATACAACTAATTCTTAGTCTCTACTATACTATTGAGGCTGAATATGCAAAACCCCTTTTTTTCGGGTTATTTGTTCAAACTTTCATTCAGACAATGCGTTATTTGCATTTAGCCAATCAATATCACTTCACTACCAACCAACTTAAACAAAGCACCACATTGAATGCATGCCGCCTTGCCAGTCCTTCTGCCTGATAGGTTTACTCTGCCATTCTTTACGATTAAACCGCAGTAAACTGGCGCTAGCTCGCTAGATGGTATTGCGTACCCTTTTTGCTCGCACACTGGGCAATAGTAGACTCTATCACCGTTAGGTAATGCGTCTTTGTAGCTTGGCTGTTTGGTTGATTTAACTGTCTTCAAATTCTAGTAAATACTATTTTAGGATGATCATTAACTGATTGAGATGCCATACCAAGTGTAAACTTACACTCTATTATACTATCCCTAGTCCCAACAAATTTATCAAATTTTGGATTCTTGAACAAAGCGGTATATCCTTTACCCAGATCAACATGAAGATCATCCCCAACAAACCAGAATTGTGGCTTAGGCTCTTTCGGAACCCACAACCCCATTAAGCTCTCGCTCTTAACGAAAGCTGGTGCAGCGCAGGCTGCTAGTGAAGTTGCTAAGAAGCCCCTACGGTTCATACGAGCCATCCCTCTCAAAGTCTATTATGGGCGCAGCACGATCATCTCTCGTACAATACAAGTAGACCGCAAATCCTCGATTCACTTGCCTTTCTTCAATATCATACTCCACCCCAATATCATCGAAGCAAGCCTTTAGCTTTTCTAGGTCAGTCTAAAGCCTGATGATCACGCCACCAAATCTGCAATTCAAGACTGAATTTATGGACATCGACACCATAAAGCATCGCGCAAAGCTTAGCTGTCTCTCTATCAATCCTATCCTGCGAGGAATCTTTAAACCAAGCCTCCGGGTGACGGCCCGAATCGTAAAAACCAGCCTCAAAATTCCCGGTCTCAACCTCATCAATTAGAGTGAGCACCCTAGATAATTCAACCTCTCTCTTATGAGGCTCCATATGGTCACATCTACAAGGCATTATTCCACCACCTTGATTAGAGGCAGGTCGTCTACCGTGAAGAATGCAGTCTTGTTTGTCAGCAATAGCGGCCTACCCTTGCCGCCTATCCTGACGCACCAAAAAATATCATCACAATACGTGAACTTATCGCCAACCTCAATCGCAGCACTTAGCTGCTTATACTCAGCGTCATACTTCTTTTGGACCTTACGCCCTGCTTTGCGTTTTTTCTTTTTCTTGCGCTCGGCTTCTTTATCGATAAGCTTGTTGCGCTCTAACTTAAGGTCATCAATAAGCCTAAATTTCTCGTCTATGAATTGATTAACAGATTGATATTTGCCTGATAAAACAGAATCCCACCTAGGATGTGAATAAATATAACCCACTGCTTTGCAAGATGCCTTGATCACGCTTAGCTGATCGTTTCGATCTTGAAGCTGGCTCTCAAGCACAGCTATACGCTTATTACCGAAAATGTCCATTACTAACCCCCTTGATGAGGAGTAGCTTCCCCATTAGGATGTCGGGGCACACTGCCAACCCATTCAGCACCATCATAACAAATCGGAAAATAGACCCAGTCTTTACTCCACGCTGTGAATTCTAGACCCTCCTCCCCGCCATAACCATCATCGAACTTACAATCCATTTCTTCTTCTGATAGCGTATTTGATATTAATACGTCACCATCATTAAGAGCCTTACCTATCAATTCTCTCCAAGTCGCCACTGCTAACCCTCCAAGGCCATAATTAATGATTAGATTCTATTGCGTGAAGCGGGGTTAATCTGCACAGTTATTTACACCAAAACATTAGCTTACCAAGCTCTCGGTACAGTTTATTTCGAGATATTTCAAAGCACAGCACTTGGTAGCCTAGAGTCCCCATCAATACATGGTCAACTCGATCCTTACCAAACTCTTGAGCCAAATCAGCCCACCCTTTACCACTAGAATAGTATCTTCTAAGCGCCAATCTCTGTACGGCAGTCATAACCCCTCCAGGCTAATCTACAAACTTATTTCATTCCATTGTTCCAAATATGGATTGCGTTCATCATGCAAGTTTCTTCATCGTTAGTGAAGAAAATGTTGACGTACTCAGTCGCCATTCCGCAATCACATACAACGCGATATGCTGGGAAGTTTGAGCGAAACCGACCATCGTCGCGATCCAATTTTGGTCTATTTCCGCAGCCGCACTTTGATATGTAATCTGGATTGTCTTGCACTATCCTTGGGTAGCTGTATGCCATATTTTTTACTCAATCAGATATTAATAGCAAAACATTACCATGTAATCATGAGCTATGTCGCACAGATTTAATCTACAAATTCAACGAATTGATCTGGAAACTTATCCCTCAATTCTGCCACCTTTAATAATCTACTATTACCGTATAAGTCGGCTGCACTAATTGAGTCACTCTTAAGCAAGCTTCGAAAAGCTCTGTCGATCAATCCAACTCTTGAAGTTAAGATCACCTGCTACCAGCCCATCCAAGCTATTGCGCTTAGACTCTGGCACTTCGAATTTAAGGCTCTTGAAGCTCTTAATTATCGGGTTGTATTCACTACGTTCGTTGTAATGGAACGGGAGATGAGGCGCACGCTTGATGTCGTACACTCTACCGTCCCGCTCTTGGCATATCTCGCTTGTCTTAGTGGTCCCTTGAGAGAGTCAGCATTTACCTCATACAGCCTACGCTTAGCGAATGACTGAAAGTGCGATATGGTCGTATTTACCAGCGCACGATTCATGTTTACTCCGCGTTTCTTCAATACACGATTAACGCGATTAAAAACTTGTTGCTGCGTTTCTGACTCAAGATAGCCTATGCGTATCTGAGCTATCGCTAGCCTTGATACTGTCTCGCCCAAATCTGCATAATGCTTTCGCATTAGCTTACCCTGATATGGTCTTGCATAAGCCGCGGCATAAGCCTGTTCGATGCTTGGTGAGTTAGCCCAAGTAACGCCAACTGCGCCATTGAGTATCGCTGCACCCGCTCCAACCTCAGCCCTAACTAAATCTTGTAGCTCACCAGCAAAGTCATCACTAACGGCTATGTACGCCGCTCTAATGATCTCCCTTATACGATTTGCCATGGCGTTTATTCTGGCTGCTTGGTAGCCCGTTATCTGAGTGCTATTAATCTGCTCCAGAATATCCCTATCGGCCTCCTGAAGAATCTTTAGCAATCGCCTAAGCGTTCTCTTTTTATACCGCTCAAGACTGAGAGCCTGGGCGACTATCTCGTCGCTTACCTCTTGGTTGGCGTTCATTAATCATCTTCTAGATGCATGTCCAGCCAAGACTGAATAAGATAGTGAGATTTGATGCCTTCAAGCACTCTGGTGATCTCAACTAATGACATATCAGCCACCTTTAGCTCAGCTTCTACAGCATCCATGATGGCAACAGACAGTCTTTGGGCTCTGGGACTTCCAACACCTAGATCGACAATGTTACTCATCCTCTCCCCCGAATTCACTTAATCCGACCTGATCCTTAATTGCCTGAACTTCCTCAAGCACGTCAAAGTCATCATCAAAAGCTCCGAGCCTCTTGACTTCTTTAAGTAGACTTTCATCGGTTAGCTTCTCCATTCCTGAAAGCTCAATCAGCAACTTACCAACCTTCTCCACATCCCCAACAATCTTGAAGTCGTCATTAACCGTCAGTTCTGGGGCTATTTCGCCCTTGCCTGACATCTCGTACATGATGGCTATTGCCGACTGTAGCGAGCGCTGCAGTGATTCAGCCCACTGCTGTAATACAGAAGCAGACTTGCCGTGCTCTATGGCGGCTTGTGTAGCCGTGCCTGACATAGATGTGTTTACCGCCTTTCTTAGCGCAGGATCTAAAGCAAGCAGCGCCATTTCGTCTTTAAGCCGCTCTAGATCGCGCTCACCGTGAGCTATTGACGCACCCTTACACTCGATCCATTCCGCTTTTGCGTCAGGTTTAGTGCTGAAAACACCCCTCTTAACTCCATGCGACTGGAATGCGATTATTTCATCCGTTTCGAAGCCAGTAGCTAAAAGCCTAGGCTCTCTTGCCGTATTTAATATTTGCGTCTGATAGCTGCTAGACTGCCAGTGCTGAAGGTTCAAGTAGCACAGAGTAGTAAAGTATGTCTCAGCCTCCATAAAGCCAGTACGGTTCGTGTAGAACGGAACAAGCGGTATGTAGTCTAGACTTATCTGACCCTGCTCAACGACCTCCCATTTATCGTCAACTTCCTGATAGATTTCCCAAGTGCATCCTTGCGCCTCCGATCCATCTTCATTGAAGTTCTTGGAAATCTTTCGTATCTGCTCTACCGGTGTTTGCTCGTAGTCATCATCGGTTTCGATAACAACCTCTGCAATACGCACACTAGTTAGAACCTGTACATTATCTATTCTTTCTTCTTCCCAGCCGATAACCTGCTTGGCATCGACAAAGGTCAGATAAGGCCGCTCATTAGCTGCTATCTGATCCGCTAACGTTGTAGAACCGCTATCGCTTGGAGCATCCACAAGGATGTAAGAAACACCTCTGCGCTCACCAGACTCAAAGACCTGCATAGCAAAGTCGTTGATATTATTGCCAGCCAGGTCAATGTCATTCCACCAGTCTTGCTCAGCAGAGATATTCTCGCCAATGATGATGGGCTTCTGAAATACCTTGCCGCTCAAGCCTCTAACAGCCGGAGCAAAGTAATTTACTAACGTAGTCTCGTTTAACCGAGTCTCGTATGAGCTATTTGTTGTATGACCATCTTCCTCATACTCACCTGGGCGAGCTGGCAGGTATGCAGTTCTAGCCGCTCTCATAGCAGGCGTATCGCCCCACAATGCATCTGACAAATCCCACGCAGGACGCATTCTCTGGTAAGCCAGATTAGGTGTGTTTATAGCCATAAAATCCTTTTTATCCGAACGGGTTGTTTGTCGTGACCGTTACTTGTTTCTTACCATTCTCGGCATTAGCCAAATACCTAAACGCGTCCGCGCCATCCGAGGCCCAATCGTGCAAAGGGTTATCCTTCCAGCAACCGTTCTTTTTGTCCCATTCCTTGCGGTAGTTTTCTAAACAAAGGACCCCGCGTTCGGTTTCTTTTAGATAGAAGTAACATCGGCTCAGCATATCCCTGACCAGCCCTATACCATCGTTAACGCCAGATTTCGGGACTATTGTGAAGTCCATCTTGTAGACTGGCCCGTCAGAACCGTCCTCGTCACACTGGATGCCCTCTTTAGCTAATTGCTTGAGAGTCTTTGCCTTGTTCGCAAACTGCCTGTTATCCATATCGTGAGGGCCGTAATGCTTCTTGTAAACATAACCCTTGTCAGAGCAGACCTTCATGTAATGGTCTATCCCAACACCATTATTTTCGTAATAGTCAATAAGATGTATCTCAGCGCCTACAACACGATAAAACCATATCGCTGTGCTATCGCCTGTACCTATATCCCAAGCCGTATTAATACCATCCTTGCTGTCATTAAGCGGATCACCAATACGCTTCTCTTTATAAACCTTCGAGAATTGGCGCGAGTAGTAAGCACCCTCAATAGCAACCTTAAACGGTTCCTCTATTGTGGATGGATATTCTCTAAAAATATCATCGCCTAGGCCCTCTTCCTTAGCGCTATACCATCTTCTCTGGTCTAACTCTAACGATATACCATGCTTGTGCTTTAAGTCGCTAAAATAGCGTTCTAAGCGAGGTGTTATCTCACCATCATCCAGCGTGTATTCTGGGTTCCTCCACCAAGGGTAGAAATGAAGCTTGTTTTGTAGAATTGTATGCACAACGCGCTTAGCCGCCGCCGTACAGTAATCGTAGAAGTAACCTTCTCGCCCCTCTGCTGTGCTCTCAAAGACGATTGAGCCGTTCTTTGCTACAGCCTCACACGAACCAGTAATTATCTCTTTAGCAACATCTGGGCGCTTCTTGCATATCTTCCCAAACTCAGAAACATGAAGACTTTGCAAAGTACCACCGCGATATCCAGTACCAACACTAAAACTAGAGCCGTTACTGAATTTGTAAGCGTTTGACTTGTCGATTGTCGGTCTTGGTAGCGAGAACTTACCGCCCGTTATCTTTAGTACAAATTCCTGATTTATATTCTCGTAGGCAAACTTGATCTTATTGTCAAATATGTCCTTTACAGTATCCACATCCTGCGCAATACAAGCTGCAGCATGGTTTTTTGTAAACAAGCAGTTATCAAGCTCCAGTATCTGCTTGAAAGTTGTAAACCCAAGCTGGCGAGCCTTTAGTATTAAGTCGCGATTGTGAGAATTAACATAGTAATCTCTCTGCTCTGGATTAGGCTTAAGCTGTATCTGCTGCCCGTCACGATCCTTGATGTCATATAGCGTGTTTAGCCTGAACCACTGATTGGCTATGCCCTCTTGCCATATATCAAGGCTTGTGGGGTCATCCCTAAGTTTAGCTAATAACTTATCGCCTTGTTCAACAACAGCACTACGATCCACGCTCGCTCAAGTAAGTTTCGAAATCGTCAGTCTCACCGATGTTCTTATTTATTGACTTAGTAGCAGCATGATCGCCATCCATAAGATTTAACTCTTTGATAGCGGCGACTGATGAAGATGGGTTAATCTGCTTTAACTCGGGATTATCCATTTCACCCTGCCCTCCAGCAATACTCTCACTCATTCCATATTTAGCGATCTTCAGGAGCAGCCTTTGCTTTTCCTCGAAGGAGACACTAAACTTTTCTTTCTGTTCTTTTTGGTATTCTTGTATCCTTTCAGCTATCAAAGGTTTTGTGAGGTTCTCAGAACCAATGGCTTGAGCAGTCTTTTCGCTGTAACCCGCCCTAATAGCCGCCTGTGTAGCATTCAAATCAAGCAAGTACTCCTGTACAAACTTTTCCTGTTTATCCGTTAGATCAGCCATCGGCCAACCCCTATCCCTCTGGGATTTCTGTACCAGGCTCCGCCCAGTGTTAACTTCTGAGCTCTTTCTATTACTTCAAGCCGACTATCGATAGACGATAACTTGTTATTTATTGCGTTCAGCATATCGGAATGCTTAGAGTCGTCGGTTGCTGCTAAGATGTATTCTCCATTCATAGCCTACACTTTACTAATGCAAGGCGTGAATATCTGCACACTA